GACACGCCTTCACAGATGAGCGTGTTCGCCGGGAAGCCGAGGAAGGTCGCCGAGTTTTTGTATCCGGCGTAGCTCGAGAGCGTCGCCGCGGCCGTGTTCATGGCCGTCACGGTTGCATCCTGCATGGCACGCATGCGCACGCCGACTTGCGGGATTTGAATCGTGCTTCCCTGGTCCTGCTGCCGAAGGGATGTGCCGCCGATGTCCGCGCCGGTGGCGTCCGATCCGCTCGGCGGTGCCGTTGTCCACGAGGCGCGGTACAGGTTCAGCGTGCGCGTGCGCGTCACATACTCCACGCTAATCGGCAGCACGACAACCCGCGTCGGCGAGCCGCCCTGAAAGGTTGCCGCGTCGATCGTGTAGCGTGTGGTCCACCGGAGCCCCACGCGGAGCGCCTTGCCGCCGTCGATGAACTCGGCCGTGTAGCTGCGGAATCTGGCGACCTTCTCCCAGGTCGCGGTTGAAGCGCCAGGGAACAGCGCTCCGGTCCACGGGATCACGCCTTCTTCGCGCATTTGCCGGATGTCATCCGGGTTCAGCACCTGCACGGGCGCGCCGCTCAATGGCGTCTTCTGCACCACGATCTCCATCGTGATCACGCCTTCAGACTCGAGCGTCGGTTCCTGCGTGTTTCTCGAGAGCAGGTTGTAGGTGAAGTTCGTCGTGGTCGCCATTAGGAGAGGTTCCGGTTGATCTTGCGGAGCTCGCGCACCTGGGCGGCGCTGCTTGGATCGTCCATGTACGCGGTGAGGTTCTCGTGCAGCCGGCTGCGCAGCCGCGGGTCACGCATCGAAGCCTCGAAGTATTGCGCCTGCCCCTCGGTGCCGACCGCGCCGTACGCGCTTGCGAGCGCCTGGCCGACCTTCTCCGAGAGCGTGCCTTCGGCCGTGAACAGCTTCCCGAGGTAGGCGCCGAACATCGTCGGGAACTTCTTGATCTCGACGGCAAACTCCTCCATGAGCGTTTTCTCGCCGCCCGTGCCGAACGCGACGCCGGCACCGAATCCCGGCATCTCGCCAACCCCCTTCGTGCGAGCCTCGACCTTTGCGAGCCGCTCGAGCATCACGCTGTTCATCCCGGCCGCAAGTTCTCCGGTTGCCTGAAACTTCGCGAGCGCCTCGCCGGCGCCCTGCGCCGCGGTGACCATTGAATCAAAGGTCTTCGTGATCGCGAGCACAGGCGCGAGCACGGCGCCGAGCATGACGGCAGCCATGCCGCCGCCCGCGCCCATGCCGCCGATCCCGCCGAGCACGCCGCCGAGCGGCCCGCCGCCGAGAGCGCCGAGCGCCGGAGTCATGGCGGCGCGCGTCTTTTGGATTCGCTGCGCGCTCGCCGCGATCTTCGCCTCGGTGTCCTTCAGGCCCTTGCTCACGCCTTCGGTCGTGACGGTGACGGGCACCTTCACTGCCGGCATCTTGTCGCTCATATGAAACCTCCCTGCTTGCGTGCGCGCATCTCTGCGTTTCGGAATCGCTTGGCCGCATTCTCTCCACGCTTGCGCATGCGTGCGGCACGGTTCGCGGCGAGCTGCGCCTTCTTGGCAGCGATCGCCGACTTGCGGTTCATCTTGCGGACATCGAGCCCGATCTCGTAGACGAGCGCCGCGCGCAGATTGCCCTTCTCCGCGCGGTAGCCCGCCGACATGTACTCGAGCCGGTATATGCGCGCCACGCCGGCCGTGCGCTTGCGCAGGCCCTTGCGCCATCCTCGGCCCTTGCCCTTGCGCTTCTCGCGGTCATTGTCCCACAGCTTCGGATACGGACGCCAACCGACTTCGTAGAGGTGCGAGCGCCAACCGGGGAGCATGTCGCCATAGCGGCCCTTCAGCTCCTGCCCAGGCTGCACCATTCCCGTACGCACGCCGACGGCGCCCCACACGGCGCGCTTGTACACGCGCACCTTGTGAAACAGGTTCGCCTTCGTGCGGGTGGCGTTCGGGTGCGCATTCGCTCGAGCACGCGCCTCGACGCGCGAGCACCACCGCACGAGCGCGCGGCGAATCACCTTCTTGCGCATCTTCACCGGGTACGACTGCACGAGCTTCCGCATGTCGCGGATGTCATCCGGGTCATAGCTGAACTGGACCGTGTACGCGCCCGCCGACTTCAGCGCCTCGAGCCGCTCCCTTCGCTTTACGAATCTCGCCACGGATTGCCTCCCAGTCGGGGATGTCGAGCTCGTGATTGATTAGCGCGACGGGGATGCGGGCAAGATCCGTGCTCAGGTATCTCGTGGCCGCGCGGAGCACGCCGCGCGCGGCCTGGCTTAGTCCCGGCCTTCGCTGTAGAGCGCCTCCGCGGCCTCGCCGATCTTGCGCACCGTGAGGCCGTCGGCCGCGAGCGCCTCGTCGAGCGAGGCGAACACGGGCTTGCCGTCCTCGATCAGGTGGCGCCAGGCAAGCCACGCGAAGAGCTTGCCGGGCTCCTTCTGCGAGACCTCGATCGCCTCGACGAGGTCGAGCGCCGACGGCCGGCGAAGCGTGACCACCGCACCGCACAGCTCGGTGCGATGGTCCGCAAGAGAGAGCGCGTCGCGGATCGACCTCATACGATCGTCACTGCTCCGGTGAGCTGAAAGTCGACGGCCGCGCGCACGACATCTCCGGCCGAGCCGGTGATCTCGAACCGCGTCACGATCGCCGAGGCCGTGTAGGTCTGTCCGCTTGCGACCGTCACGAGGAGTGTGCCGGCGGTGCCGGTTGTAATGAGCGCTTCAAGCAAGGCGGTCGAAGCTTCTGTCTGGTCGTAGAAGATCTCGCACGACGCGGTGGCGGTCTGCACGGTCGAAATGAAGGCGCGCGTGTTCGAGCCGATTTCGGTGACATCGACCGTCTCGCGGTTGTTGCTGATCGTGAACGAACCGCACGAGGTGATCAGTACGGTGTTGAACGAAATGCTTGAGACCTTGGTGCTCAGTGCCATGGCTTACTCCGTGTAATAAATCGTGAAAGTCTGCGCGTACTCGGCGGGCAGCGACTCGTCGCCGTCGGCCGTGGTCGCGGCGTCGGCGCTGCCGCCGGTGTCGATCACGGCAGAGAAGACCACGCCGTCGTAGGTGCCGGCGACGCACGCCGAGCGGACCTGCGCAGCGATCGCGAGCGCGTCGACGGTCGCCTCGGCCACGCAGCGGACCTCGATGTCGCACCGGCTGATCGGCGACGAGCCGATGCCCTCGACGGTGTACTGGGCCACCTCAAAGGTGATCGCCGGCAGCGCGGTGTCCTGGAGCCGGTAGCCGTGCGTGATGCGGGCGTCGGGCACCAGGTTGATCGTGGTGCCCGCGGTGAGCATGGCGCGCACGGCGCTCTCGAGGCTCATACGACCTCCGTGCAGTCGATCACGGCCACGCGGTCGGCCTCGTCGAGGTTGCGGATTGCGTTGACGCGCAGGGTCTTTCCGCGGATCGAGAGTCGGTCGACCTCGGTGAGGCCGGCGCCCTGGACGGCCTGCCACCGCGCGCGGACCTCGTAGCTCTTCAGGACGGCCACGCCGTCGGCGTAGGATGTCTCGTTGCCGGAGTCGTTGCGCAGGTCGGCCCGGAAGCTCGCGCCACTTGTCCAGGTCTCCACGCGCATGCCGAGCGCGTCCTGCGAGGTCGACGGCGTTTGCACGGTTGCAAGCCAATTGAGTCGGCCGGCCGAGATCATCGGATCGCTGCCTTCGTCGTGATCGACTCGAGGATGTACTGAAGGCCGAGCGGCACGGTCGACATCGAGATCGGCTGCGACGCCTCGGGGTTGTTATACCAATGCCCGATCAGGCTGATGCACGCGTGCACGACCTCGGGCGGAAGGTTCGCGTAGCCGACGCTGTAGCTCACGAGGATCGCGGTGCCCTCGTCGCGGCCGGGCTGCTCGAGGAAGCGCAGCACGGGCAGCGCGTCGCTGCGGTCGATCCAGTAGTCGGTGCTCGGCATCGTCGTGAGCACCGCGCCCGTCGTGTACTTCACGCTCGCGACCGACTGGAACGGCTGCACGGGGAAGGTCGTGTCTCGCCACTCGACCAGGTACAGCGTCGAGTCCTGCACCTCGAGCGCGAGGCCCGTGTTCCTCGAGATCAAAGACATGGCAGCTTCGCGAAGCCTCGTGAGCTCGCGATCGTCATCGTCGTAGTCGACCTTCAAGGCCGACTTGATCGTTAGGAGCGGGATGGTCATAAGACCCTAGGGGGGGCTTTCGCCCCCCCTGGGCGTCGGAAGAAGATGGCTTAGCAGGTGATCGCGGCGAACGCGTTCGCGAGCGTGATCTTCGAGTCCGTGCGCGTGTACACATACAGCGTGGTCTCGTGAGTCGACGCCGCCGAGTACGGATCCATCATCGAGGTGATGCCGGTCCGGTCGAAGATTTCGAAGTAGTTGAAGTCGCCCACGACGGCGAAGACATTGTTGTTCGTGGTCGCGGTCGGCACATACTGGCCGATGCGGTACGGCACGCCGTAGATGGTGCCGGGCGCGCCGTTGGTGATGCCGCCCTCGTTGCCGACCTTCCACACATAGTCGGTGGTGTTCACCTTGATCTTGCGCACCGTCTTGAGGAAGGTGTCCGAGATCAGCCACGAGAACCGCGGCGAGCTGCGGTACTGCGGCGGAACGAGGTGCACGGTGTCGATCAGATTGTCGCCGGTCACAGTCGTGACCGCCGAGCCTCCGAGGTCGGTGACCTGCGAAGCCGCCACGAGCTTCGTGTTCGCCGACGAGCCCGCGATGCCTTCCGGCTGCGAGCTGTTGGTGCCGATCGTGTACGCCTCCTCCTGCTTCAGGCCGATCGAGAGGCCGCACTTGTCGGCGACATATTGAAGGCCCGAGCCGATGCCGCCGTTGCCGATGGCGTCCTCGATGAACTCCTGAGACATCTTGGTCGCGGTGACATACTTGTACGGCACCACCGAGATGGCAGTCCCGAACGACGGATCGGTCGCGGTGATCGATCCGGCCTCGGCGACGAGCGAGGTGGTCGGCAGCGAGCCCTCGACCGAGATCGTGCGCTTCGAGTCGATCGTCGTGATCGGGCACATGCTGCGCAGGACATTCGACTGCTGCAGCTTGTTGATGATCCGGCGCTCAAGGTCGGTCGGGATCGCGGCGCCCGAGGTGCCGGTCGAAAGCGCGCGCATCTCCTGGGAGTCGCCGCGAATCACGGCATTGAGCCAGCGCTGGGCGTACGCCTCGCTCGAGCGGTCGTTCGCGTCGCCGAGGGTCGCGGCCTTCGGAGCGCGGGTCTCGAACATCGGCTGCGCTTCGAGCTTCGCCAGGCGAAGCTGCAGCGCCTGCAGCTGCGCGCGCTCCTCGATCGCGGTGAGGTCGGCATCCATGCGCGCGATCTTCTCACGCTCCTCGCCGGAGCCGCGCAGCTCGACGGTCTGCGTCGCCTGGCCGGTGCGCTTGGAGAAAGCATCGAGCGCCTTGCGGTACTCGTGCACGGTGTTCTGCATGTCGTTCAGCTCATCCATGACGGTTCATCCTTTGCAGGTGAAGTTCAAGCCGCAGACGCGCGGCCTCGATTGCAGCCGCGGACACGCTCCGCAGGCTTGAATTGGTCTGGGGGTATGCAGCGTCCTGCACGATGGAGACCTCGACGAGCCGAGCGCGCTTGACCAGGCGCTCGGTGCGCGTACGGTTCCACGATTCGTCCTCGACGAAGAAGCCGAACGACATCTCGCCGGTGAGGTCGCCGCGCGCAAGCAGCTCGCGCACATCGTTGCCGAGGGTCGTTTCGGGCAGCGACGCCTCGAAGGCGAGCCCGTTGCGATCGCTCTTCAGCGACAGCGTGCGCGACTTCGTGCGCGCGAGAAGCGCTGCCGGATCGTGGTTGTAGAGGAGCTTCACATCGGAGCCGGTGCGCAGCGTCTCGGCGAATGCGCCTGGCGCGATCCGCTCGACGAACGCGCGGCCCTGCTCGACGATCTCGCGCGAGTCCTCGCCATAGACGGCCGCGTAGCCGGCGAGCGTGCGCCCGTCGAGCTTCTGCTCGGTCGCGTCGATCGAACGCCTAGAAATCATTGGCAGTGCCCTCCTCCGCGCTCGTGTCGGTTCCGATGTTCGTGGAACCGCCGCCGGTGCCCATGTTCTTCGCGACGATCGGCTCGTCGAGGCCGTCGAGCGGCGCCATGTCGAGCCGTTCACGGGCCTCGTTGCGAGTCATGAAGCCAGCCTCGACGGCCGTGCGCAGCGCGGCCATTTGCTCGGCGACGCCAGGACGCAGCAGCGCATCGAGGTCGAATGTCATCTCGGCGAAGGGCGCGGTCTTCGCGAGCCATTCGGCGCGCCACCCGGCAAGCCAGGTCTGAAGGCACGCATCGACATACATGCGCGAAAGCCATTCCATCGTGCCATAATTCGTGCCGACCTCCTCGCTCAGGTAGCTCGAGGGAACGCCGTAGATGCGCGACACATCACCGATGGAATACTTGCGCGCGGCCTCGAGGCCGGCGTCCTCGAGCGTGCTCGAGATTCGCTCGAGCTTGATTCCGTCTCCGAGCACGATCGGCTCGCCAGCGTTGCGCGATCCGCCGTGGCGCTTCTTGAACTCCTCCGCGATCTTCTGCCGCATAGCGTCGTTCGCCATGCCTGGGTGGATCAACGCAAGCCGCGGCGAGCCGCCGTTCTTAAAGTTGTTGAGCGCGGTCTGCTCTTGCGCCGCGAGCGTCGTGATGCTCGTCGTGCACAGGCGGATGGGCGACTCTCCCCACAGGCCCGAGAGGCCCGGAGCGCGGAGGTGCAGCATGTTCTCCGGCAGGATGTCGCCGAAGGTGCGCGTCTTGTACACGGGCGTCGGGCCGGCGAGATCGAGCGACACGCCGTCGGGATCGAGCGGCATGAGCTCGAGGAACTCGCCGCCGCGCGTGCGGTTGATCACGGCAAACGCGTTGCCCCACAGGAGCGCCTGCAGCGTCATGCTGCGCCGGAACTCGAACGCCGACATGTACGGGCTCGGGTTGTTCCACAGCGAATCGCTGCGGCTGTCGGTGATCTCGCACGGCAGGCGCGCGATGTCGCCCGAGATCAGCGTGATCGCGCGGTATATCGGCGTGTAGCGCAGCGCGTTGAGCGGCGTGACCGTGGGGACATCGAGCTCCTCCCCAGGCAGGAAGGTAGCGCTCCACGGCTGCACGAACATGCGTCGCAGGAGTCCGAGCATGCTCGGACGCTAGCATCTAACTGTTAGCGCGTCCGCCTCTAAACATAATTAGTCGTAGGAACTTCCCTGCGTGCCGCCCCACACATGGACGGCGATGATCGACGCCACGAGCGCGTCAATCGTGCTCTTGTCGTTCGGCTTGATCGGCCGGATGTTCCCGTTCCGGTCACGCTGCGCGATCGCCGTCGCGCACGCCCGCCGGAGGATTGGATCGTCGCCGAACACGAACTTGCGGCCGGCCCACAGGTTTTGCCACAGCTGACAGCCCGGCCCGAAGGTGCCGATGCCCATCCGGTAAGCGACCATCGGCGCGCCGTCCTTCACGAGCTGCTCGACGAGGTACCTCGAGCCCCAGGCGTCGTAGCCGATGCTGCGCACATCGAACTCCTCCATCAGCTCGCCGATGCGCGTGCGCACGGCCTCGTAGTCGATCTCCCGCCCTGGCGTAAGCGTGATCCGGCCGTCCGCCGCCCACGCGCGCACCGGCAGGCGGTAGTCGAGCTCACGCTGCCGGATGTCCGCAGACGGCCACCAGTAGTGCCCGCGGATCGCTATGCGCCCATCGTCGAGCGGCACGCACACGCTCACGACCGTCATGTCGAGAGACTTCGAAAGGTCCATGCCGATCCACGCCGGCCGGCCGCGGAGCGCCGCCCAGTCGACCGGCTGATCGGTCGGCCACAGGCCCATGTCGAGCCACCCGCCGGTGTTCTCGTTCCACCTGGCGCAGTGGTAACGGTCGAACTCCGCGCGCCCCATCGGGCTCACCTTCATCCGGTTCCACGAGCGGCGGATCGAGCGGGCGTCCGGCTGCCCGTGCGGCATGCCAGGATTCGCCTTCGGCCACACGGTTTCATCGTCTGACTTATCGCTTGGATCGAGGCCGAAGAGGAGCGGCATGATCGTGTCATCCTCGACTTCCTGTTTCAGGATCGCCTCGCCTTGGGCGACAAGCTCCCCGTAGATGTTCTCGGGATTCGCGCCTGGCGTCGTGATGATGAGGCCGAGCGACTCCTTTCGTTTCGCGCCGGTGGTAAGGAGCTTCGTCAGGAAGCGCCCCTTGAACTCGGCCGCCTCGTCGGCGATCCACATGGACGGGTTCAGGCCGTCGAGCGAGCGCTCGAGCGCCGCCAGGGCGGTGAACTCGCAGTCGCGGTTCTTGTCGACGATCCGGTCCCACAGCGCCTGGTAGCCGGAGTCGGCCTTGCGGCGGATCATCGTGCGCGCGGTCTCGAGACAAATGCCCGCCTGCTCCTCGGTGTTCGCGATGACATGCACGCGCCGGCCGTCGGCCTGCTCAAGATCCCACAGCGCGAGGCCCGCGGCGAGCGTGGTCTTGCCGTTGCCGCGCGCGACCTGGAGGATCGCGAGCTGCACGCGCCGCAGGTGGTCTTCGGAGCGGCGCCACCCCCATATGTTCGCCAGGCACCACAGCTGCCACGGGTGCAGCTCGAACGACTCGCCGCTCGCGTCGCCGATCAGGCTCAGCCGGCGGAAATGGTCGGCGAGCCGGCCGAGCGACTCCCAGTCCATGTAGATGTCCTCGCGCGCCAGGTCGCGCTCGAAGCGCTGCGCGGCGGCGAAGATCCACCGGCTCGAGGGAACGATGCCGGTTAGCAGGTCCGACTGGTACGCGAGAATGGCGGTTTTCGGATCCGTCAAATTTAGAAGCC